TCTATCGGTGACTCTGGAGTATTTGACCTCTAGTATTACGTCTGCTGACAGGAACCCCTGAAGTTCTTGAGATGGTTCGATTGGAGAGGTTTCTGTAATATGAATGCTGTGAAAAATTAATTTATTAGAAGTCTTTGAGGAATTGACATCCTTTGCAGATTCGTCCATTCTTCTGAAAAGGTCTGTCATGAGGTTTCTCATCTCATAGATTTCTGTTACATCTGTTGAATAGATGGTGAACAAAACCTTCTCACAGCATATTAGCCAGTTCTCCTCATAGGATAAACCAATCTTGTCATATACGATATGCTTCTTGCCGTTTAGGAATTGATCCATTTCTGGCAATTGCTGGACTGGAACAATAGGGATTATCTCTGCCCCAAGGTTGTCTGAGTAATAATCGTTCTGATTAAACATTCCCGTCAATTTTAATTGTGCCCATAGGAACTTGCGAAGCTCAAACATTGCGTCTATCTTATAATCTACTGTCATAGTGAGCCTCCAAATGATGAACTTAATGCTGCGTCCGCCTGCATTCTTATTTTACCAGCACTAAAGCTATACTGCACCTTTTTAATATTAATTGGGACATTTAGGGCTCTAGCAATCTTGGCATTGAAGATTCTTTGGAATCCAGATGAACGTATTGAAGAGTTTACTAGCTGCCCGCCAAAAAATCTACCATATGTGAGAGCAAACTGATTTGTTGCCGCCCTGCCTCCAGGCCTCTTGACGGTCACAGAGGTTCCTTTAGGCATAAAGACTGTTGCACCATCTAATTCAAATACTAAGCGCTCTGCTGACTTTGGGCGAATTACTACGGGCATTCCCTCTTCCATCACGGTAGCCTTATTACTAAATACATATTTTCTTTTTTGCTTTTTGTTCTTAGAAGGAACTGCTGATTTAGATAACTTAAAGTCACGACCTATTCTAAATGAAAGTCCGCCCGTGTCTATTAGATATAAATCAAATAATCTAAATGAGGGATTGCCTGTTTTATTCCACTCATATACGTGGTGAAGGCTTTTAGGCTTTGTTCTTGCCTGAGCATCTACATACTGACCGAAGTCTTTTTCTATTTGATTAAATATAGTTGTTTTAAATAAGTTTTTAAATTCGGCATTTGACGTCAGCTTAGAAAGGACTGCAGCTTCATAGTATAAGAATGCTGATATCTGAGCTACTGTGCTGTCCTTGATTACTCCTGGAACTGATCCAGCCATCAATCTTTCTAGACCGCTAGATGCTTGCAGTAATGCTACGCTACTGTCCAATTACCTGACTCTCCGATCTTTTTATAGTGGCGTTATATCCAACAATTCCACCTAGTGGTTCTGTCATTGGAACAACACCCATTACTTCAAATACTGTCGGAGTGTTATTTGGAAAGTTAATTTCTTCCCATATTACGGTGCCATCTAGATTTCTGATGTTTGTAATCTTTTCTCTAAAGGTAACCTTTGTTGCAGTTCTTACTTGTAATACCTGATCATTTAAATACTTATTAGAAAAGACTTGCTTGTCTCCAGCCGTTCTTGAAGATGAGTTGCTTACTGTACCCTTAGCACTGCATGGTACTGTTCTAGTAAATTGCCACTCTTTTTTTAATGCGCCAGTTGACTCGTCTTGTGTATCGAATTGCTTATAGACATCCATAAGCATAGGAAAGACTGAATCAATAAGGGCATACATTAGATCAGAACCATTTGAGTAATAACATACGGATTAAGAAGCTGGTCTACATATAGATTGCCAGTTCCCTTTGATGCCGATGCATTATACTCAAAGCTCCAGTCAAATGTCTTGATTGATTTGATATACTTATTTCTCCAGACCTTGTCCTTTGAGAAGTAATCTTTCATCAGTTCAACTGTAGCAAGCTGGACCTTATCTGGAACAGATTCCCATCCAAATTGTCCTACGATCTTGTACTTAATATTTTTAGAAAATACACCGTTAAATGTATCATTAATTGATGGCGGAACTAAACCATTTGCAACATATACCGTATTATCCAATAGGTTAGTTCTGTTTACTCTTACTCCGAATCCAGTCTCTGAAACAATTGGATCGTACAACCAGTTATTGACTTTAGGAGTAGCAAGATTGTCCACTAGCAAGATATCATTAGAGTAAATCTTGTATATCTTATTTAGCTTAGCTGGAAGTGGAAGTGTGTCTGAATCATCTCCATAGATTGATTCTTCTCCTGAGTATAGATAAAAGTCTTGATTTGTAAAATCTTCTACTATCTTTCTTGCATATCTTTCTGCTGCCTGTAGATCTCCGTATGTCTTATAATTTGGATCGCTTGGGTCTGCCCCAAAGTTCAAATCATCTATCTGTTCATTGATATTGATATAAGGAGATACTACATTAGCATATGTGGTATGTGTTCCTACTGCCCCGCCTGAAACTGTATACTGCCATACAATCTTAAAGTTTCTAGGATATGACGAATACGAAAATGGCAACACTATTTGATAGGTACCAATATCTGTTTCTACCGCCGTTGCATTAATCGTCAACAATATGGTTGTCGGTAGTATGACATTGGTTGGATCTTTTGTTACGTCATAAATCTTTGCTGTTACAACGCTAGAAGGTGTTATTAGTTCACCCTCCCAATAGATCTTTGTTCTAATTGGTGAGTTGCTATTTACGTATATCTCTGCCATGTTATAGGCTTAGATTAGTTGTAATACTCCTGAACTTCCTTTGGAGTTGCTAATCTGAAGCCCTCCTCCTTATCAAAAATTTCTTGAGCATTGTCTTCTGTCATTGCAATAAACGGGTGCTCTCTTGTAAATGTAAATCCATTAATATCATACCTGAAGTTTTCTCTAGTCATTCTAACTAGCACTGTGTCTTCTGGCTGAGCATTTGGATCAAATCTTGGAAGAATCTCTTCTGCGTTCTCGCTGAATTCATCTGTCGAATCTTCGATGTCCTTAATAGTCTTTTGATAAACAGACCATGTGACTCCCTCTTCTGCAAGGGCGGCAACGATATCTGCCTTACTCTTAATACCATCAGTATCAACTGCAAAGTCCTCTGCAATTTTTCTGAGTTCTGCTACTTTCAATGTCTCGAATGACATATTATCTCCTTTGTTAGGTTATTCAATTATAGCATTGATAAATTAAAATGAAAAGCCCCCAAAATTAATTGGGGGCCTTTCGAGGGTTTTATCTTAAATTAATTAAGAAGCAACCTTAACGTTCTTTACAACGACCCAAGCGTCAGCTTGTTCGATCTGGACGCCAACACGAGTATACATTGTGTACTCGATTGAGTCCTTACGTGGCCAGAAGAAGCGGTAGACTGTTACGTCACGCTTAACTCCGATAACTACGTTATTTGGGAATGACAAGTGAATGTCTCCGTGTGATCCTGTTGGTGTTGTGTAATCACCAGTCTGTGTCTCGTTAAGAAGTGGTACTTCAACAATCGGAATACCGAATGCGAATGGTGCCACATATCCTGCTGGTCCACCTAGTGGTGCGACTCCGCCACGGATAACGCTTGAAGCGATGTCCTGTGGAATTGTCTGGTTTGTTCCAATGCTGTTAGCATATAGGAAATCCTGAATCAAGTTTGATCCAGCAAGGAAGCGAAGGTCTCCACGACGTTGCTTGTACTTACGTGGCATAGCCTTAAGTGCCTTGTTGAATACTTCACGTGATACTGCGGCTCCAGCTGCGTCTACGACACGACCTGATGCCTTTGCCTTCTTTACAACGCCATCGAATGACTTGTAAAGAGCGTCTCCTGTTAGGGAAGTATTTCCATTGAGGATTACATCTTCAATGTCGTTACCTGCCTGTGTTGCCATCAAACGTGCAATGTGATCTTCTAGATCTGCACCTTCGATGTTGTCTTCTAGAGACTCTGTTGAAAGCTCCCAGTCCATGCGGAGTTTCTTTGTTGTTAAAGAGATTTTTGAGAAAGTTACTGCATTGTTAGATGCTGTATCGTCTGCCTCAGTTGCAAGCTTCATAAGCTTCTCACCAACGGACATACGGTCAATCTCGGCTGTGTCTGACTTCATACGAACTGTACGTGCGACCTTACCGATTACGGTTGCGTCGAACATATAGTCAAGGAAGCGAGCTGATTGTTCTGGGTTAAGAAGTCCACCATTACCATTTTCTGATGCACGGTGTGTTCCTGTTCCACCAGTTGTTGAGGCAAATGTGCCTGTAGCTGTAGTTCCAGCTGCAACTGCTTTTTCTAATGTTTCATTGCTCATTATTTTATACCTACCTTAGTTGAATATTTCGTTTACGGAACCGAGGAAAGAACCGTTCCATTTAGATTTTTTGATTGTTACTTCTTCTGATCGGCCAAGATCTGAAGACTTCTTGATTGCAGTCTCTGATTCTACTGCGTCGACACGCTTTTGTACACCATCAATCGTGTTCTTGATGTTATTTACAGCGCTTGAAAGTGCTGTGTGTTGTTCTGCCAACTCTGAAATTCTAGCATCTACGCTCTTGCTGAAAGTTTCAACAGTCTCTTGGATTGTTGTTACTTGTGCTGCATTTGCTTCAGATGCCTTGTTTAGAGTTTCTGAGAAAAAGCCTTTTAGATCGCCTAACATCTTCGCAAAATCAGGTTCATCAACCTTATCTTCTGATACTTCGGCTGCTTTTTCCAGAGTCTCGGCAGGAACGTCTTCTGCTACTGCATCTGCAGGAGCTTCAGCTGGAGTTGCATCTTCTGCAACAACTGCTGTATCTTCAACGGCTGCTTCTGTTGCTACTGCTTCGGCTGGCGCCTCTACTGCAACATCTTCGACAACTACGTTTTCTGTATTATCTGACATTTCATTACCTCCTTCTGCGTTTGCCTGTTTTGCAATTGTTTGTGTTTCAGGCAACGTAAATCTTGAATGCTTGTATGCATCAAGAATCTTATCTATCTCTTTTGCTTTGTTAACATCTGAGCTTTCAACCCATCCGATTAACTCTGCTGGCTTTCCAGATACTGGAGAGTCATATGTTTTATCTGTTGAGATAAAAACAGAATCACTGTCTGCACAGTAAAATATATTTTCAGTTACTACTCCTACTGCAATTCCCTTTGCAATGTATTGTCCATTGACCTTCTGGATAGAAAGAATGTTACAAAGTTCATTTGCTGGTGAATCAACAATAGAAAGTTCAATTAGTTCATAGTTCTTGATAAATCTTACGGTTTTGCCACTCGCCTTGTTAACTTCATTGTCTGACTCAAGAATCTTTCCGCCGATTGAGAATCCAGATAGAGTTCCGTCTAGAACTTTCTCCCAGGTGTCTTGTGCGCCCTTTGAGATGTATGCATCGACATACACTCCATTGAAGAACTCTTTTGACTTTGGGTCGTAGAAAGTTTCTGGCTTAAAAGAAACCATCTTTCCTACCGCATTTGATCCGTGCATCTCACGAATATTCCCACGGAAATTTTCGAATGCCTTGAGACTTGATTCTGCTGTTACAACATCACCAGTCTGATCAACATTGTCTAGGGTTGCGAATCCAGATACGGTTCTCTTTTCACGGTTAACTTTAGTAAAAGGAACCGACAAATTAATAACGTTGCCGTTACTGGTCCATAAAGACTTTTCAATGTTCATATGCTTAATTTTATAGTGTTATAGACTATAAAGCAAATAACAGTTGAGTGGACTTAGTCAACCTGTCTTCCGTCGCCTTTAGCATTTCTGCCTTCCCCATCAACATCGGGGGCGGCTGCCTGACGGTCTTGAGATCTTTGTCTTGTATTTCCTGCTTGAGCTCTTTGCTCTGCGGCGGCTTGTCCTTTTAAATCGACCATGTCGTCTCCGCCATCAAGTGGAATCATACCCTTTCTAATTCTAACTTCATTAGGGGTAATTACCTGCATACGCAAATATCTTTCATCAATTTTAGACTGGGTATCCTCATCGGTCAAAGTCAATTCATTAAACTTCAAAGTTAGGGCATCAGTCTTTTCTTCAAATATTGCATTTATTTTCTTTTCAAGTGTCATCTGGGCTGGACGGCAAACTTGCTCTTTAAATGTCTTGTCTGCATCACGGGCAACCGCTAAATTTACACCCTCTGGAGTTCCAATTTTATTAATTGGCACACGGTGGGCTAATAGGATTTCGTCTCTATTTGATTTACGATACTTCTCAAATGAACCCTCTTGGCTTCCCGCCTCAATTGGTTCCATTTTAAATTCAACCTTTGAGTCTGGGCTATCTGCTGGAAGCGGAACATATAGAGATCTGTGGTTCTTTCCCTTTAATCCAACTTGGAAAAACTCAAGCAATTTACGCTCTGACTCTGGAGAAAGCTTTGCTCCCTTTACTGTAATAATATATCTTGGGACCGCTTTGTTTTCAAAGTAGTCTAGGTTATATCGACCAGATAATTCATTACCTGCAAGTGCTACCTGTGCAGCAATAATATCTGGGATACCATAATAGTTATTCATCGGAGTATACTTCTTAAAATGAATAATCTCATTTGGGCGATCTTCTTGCCCAGCAATTGGATTCTCTGTTTCAGTGTCTCCGAAGTTATTAAAGAATACAGCCTTGCCGTATAGCAACTGAATAAAGCCATCTCTTAGTCTACGAACACGCATTGTCTTTGCTGGAATATGTCCAATATATCCGATGTTTCCGCCTGTTGTTCTACCTACTTCAAGATAACCATTTCCTGTTGCTTCTAGGTCTGTGTAAACCTTAATCAAAGTCTGTGTAAATGTATCTTCAGAGTTTGTTGTATCTAGCCAGGCGTGTAGGTCCTGACGAAGCTTATTCAGCTTTCTACGGGCTCTCTCTAACTGCTTGTCATCTGTGATTGCATCAAAGGCATCATTAGTTTTCTTTGTATCAACAAAGTCATATCCGAGCCCAACAATGTTTGCAACCTTTGCGTTAATTGCCGCATAGTTATATGTTGAAATCTCATACACCTTTGAAAGATACTCTTGGTTGTATGGAGGCTCAATAAGGTCAAACATAGCATATCCACTAATTGCTTGTGCAAGTAGGTTTTGCTGTGTTCCCGTTTCTTCAATGCCAGTAAATGACTTTGAGAACTCTCTATTAATTCTACGCTTAAATGCAGATCCTAGACCTCTGACCTTCTTTAGCTCTTCAAGGTTTACTGCAAATGGGTCATTGCTTTTTTCGTCTTTCTTAAAAGAGAACCAGTCTGCTGTATTTGATATATCAATAATGTTTTCTGAGTTGTTTTCGTTAAGAAATTCTACTGTCATCTTAAACCACCTAGTTTCTTCATTTCATCTTTATAATTACCAATATCATATGGATCAGGGATTAGTCCCCAGTTGAGTCTTTGCTGTTGGTGCTCAAATTCTTCGTCATCAATTTTGCGTCTTGCTGAAAGAAATTTAGGCCCGCCTTCATATATACCGAATGAGCGAACTTCTCTAGCCAAAGCATCGATGCTGGATCTATTGCCTTTTTTGGACGTGACCGAAAGAAAGTTGCCATCGTCATCTCCAATCCATCTGCCGTCTGGCATTTCCCAGACATATATGCCTAGAATTGACTCTTCGTCATTAATTTTATATTTAGCTTTACTCATATCCATAGAACTAAATCATACCATTATTTCGTGTCAAAGTCCAGAGTTTGCACACTGGCTGGACACAATTAAAGGCTAACTGACTCTGGCTCTACCACTGTTAGAAAGAACGGGGTGGAATCGTCACCAGAGGATGACTCTATTAGTGAAAATGAAGTGTCATTGATCTGATTTACCGTATTTCCCGTATAAAGCAGGTAATGGTTTAGAATTCTATTTACAGATAGGGTGGTCTCATATACGGCTACATTATTATACATATGCCCTATACCCGATTTGGTGTCATTCTGATTCTGATTAAATTTGATGCTTGTATCAGATGATGTTAGATTTATTACAATATGATGTGGTGTATCTACTACTAGGAAGTTCCAGACATTTGTTTCCGCCGTCCTATCTATGCCATTGACATAAATTGAGGCTATGCCTGTCTTTGTTATTGCCCCCGCAGGATTCCACTCGTACTTTTTAGTAGCTCCTGAGAATAGGACGTTCTCATTATATTGAGGTGTGTATATCAGCTCTATGCAAGAAACGGCGGGAATAGAATTTAATGAGAACCCATGTCCGTCATACATAGTAAGACCATTGTATTTATTATAAGAAAGGGTCTTGCTATTAAATTTTGGCAAAGCATAGTCATATGCGGAAGATACATAGTATCCTGAATTATCGCTATAGAAGTTCTTGCCAGTATAGAAAGCTATTTCTAGGGATCGCAGGATTGGAAGATATTTGGTTGTATCTGCAGAGGATAATGTTATCCTTAAATAAACAATCTGTGAGAATTGATTATCGTTCTTGTTGATATATGGAAGAGGGCTTCCATTCTTGCAAGTCCGCCAAGTAATATTATCAATGCTTGCCTCTACTAGAATTCCAGTTACATCGTTGCTCCAGTGGATTTGAGATGTATCGATATTTAAATAATTAGGTACAATAAAATAATCGGTAAATGTAAATGATGCAGTTGCTGCAGTCTCTGTCTCTGGTATATAGATATAAGAGTTGTCATCAGATATTGTAATCCCGCCCGTTGCTACTTCAGACCAAGGCTTGGATCCTGGATATGAATAAATAAACTTAGGTCTAAGTGACTCTGTGTTCATGCTGAAAAGATAGCCATTGTCTGCTGATACAATTTGAGATACGTTTACTTCTTGGGTTCCCTCATTGTAATGAGCCAATACCTGAGTACCAGATAGGGCGTATCTATAAAATCCTACACAGTCTACTACAAATCTGCCAGTAGAGGGTCCTGATTGAAAGGTTGCTGTCTCATTAGAAAACTTATATGAGTCTATTTGCAATGCATCGGCAATAAATCCGTTTATGTATAGGGACAAAATATTACTCTGAAATATACCTACAACATATACTACTTCAGAATTTGATACTGTAGCCTGAACTTGGTTGGCTCCAACCCTAAATATAATATTGCCGTTCTGATAAAATATGCCAGTGTTTGTTGCGGTGTCTCCAACTATTGTTGTGCTTACGTTATATCCTGGAAGTGCACACCAAGCCTCTATAGAAAAAGAGTTATCCTTGTAGTACTTTGTAGCAATTCCTTTTGGGTTATATGTAATAATAGTGGAGCTTAAAACTTCAGTTCCTCTTACGGAACCTGTTACTAAAGGCATAATTTGTTTTGATGAAGCGGAAGAAGCAGTACCGTTATTCAAACTACCAGAGTAGTCGTAAATCTGCATTCCGCTTATTTCTCCATATGTAAGACCGCTATCTTTTAAAGCTTGATATGTTGCATACTGAGATAGCAATTCGGCAAAAGTATTAGTGGTTCCAGATTGAACTTCATCTAGTAGGTAGAACGAGTTTGGAAAGTCATTTAAGATTCTGCTCTTATATGACATAGTTACGCCTGACTATTTTGTTCTAGCTCAGCTACTCTTGCAGATAGCTCTTGTACAGCTTTAATTAATGGTGCTATAAATTCACCGTATCTTAGACCTTGCCCTGAGTTTGGATCTGATGGATCATCTAGTGTCCAACCTGCAAAATCTTTTTGTGTATGAGCGTCTACCGCTTGCTTGACTTCTTGAGAAATAAGGCCATAGTGATATCTTGTACCTGGTTCAGCTTCGTAAGTAGGATTTCCGTCTTGATCTAAAACCTTATCTCCATTTGCATCTAAAACTTCTTTATTTTGTCCGACTATAAATCGGTAAGAAACTGGATTAAGGTCATTAATAAATGCTAGACCTAAATCAGAAGATAATATGTCTTTCTTTTCTCTTTGATCTGATGTGCTAATTGTAGAAACACGGTTAAATATATTATTCCACTTGTATGTAGATGACCCTAAGTTATAGCTTGTATCTGAGTAAGGAAACCATGATCCAGTTCCAGATGTGGACGCTGGTCCGATAGATGTAAATCCATTTAATGTAGCGCCTTCTAAGGTTGGGGAATAAATTGGATTAGGCACTGTTCCTGCTGGGCCTGTTGGTCCCGCAGGTCCTTGCGGACCTGTTGGGCCAGCGACTGTGCTTGCTGCGCCAGCTGGGCCCTGTGGCCCCTGTGGGCCTTGTGGGCCTGTTGATCCCGTGTTTCCAGTGTTTCCTTGATTACCCTGCGGTCCTTGTGGTCCAGTTGCGCCTACTTCTCCGACTAGAATAAAATCCCATGAGCTTCCACTTCCACTTCCGCTTATTCTGTCTACGGAAATTTGAATATAAAAATCTTGTGCAATATCAAGAATAACTCCTTCATTCCAAATTGAACCTGAAGAAAAAAGTCTTGCTCTTACTCTTTGTCCTATTGCATACGCTCCTGAATTTGATACGCTGTAAGACTTAGTTCCCGTAGATATTGTGTGAAAAGCAGTAGATGAAACTCCAGAGAAGCCTCTTCCACTTGTTCCATTTGCTCCAGCTGGTCCTGCAGGTCCTTGCGGACCTGTTGGGCCAGCGACTGTGCTTGCTGCACCAGTTGGGCCAGCTGGGCCCTGAATTCCTTGCGGACCTTGCGGACCTGTAGAACCTGTTAAGCCTTGTATACCTTGTATACCTTGAATTCCTTGAATCCCTTGAATTCCTTGTGGTCCTAAATCAGAAACTGTAATAGATCCAGCCATCGATGAGTGGTATTGGCAAGCATAATAAAGTTGTGGGGCGTTAAAAGGAACTTCAAATATAATTGTTCCATTATCTGTTCCGCCATTTGTTACACCAGTGCTGTAAACATTTCCTGCACTATATGCACCTGCAACTGTTTGAATCCAGAACGGGTGTCCGACAGCATTGACATTAATTACGTATCTATGTCCCCGAATAAAAGATAGCGTTGGATTAGCAGAACCATTAATTGTATAAGATCCTGATCCTGAGTTTGTAACTGCTAATGTTATTCCGCCAGATACTCCTGTGTTACCTGTATCTCCTTTGACGCCTTGCGGACCCGTAGGGCCTTGTGGGCCTTGTGGGCCTTGTGGTCCAACAATCTGACCTACTGATGTCCAAGATGAACCACCCCAAACATACAGGTCTCCATCAGACTCTACAATTCTTGCATCGTTTGCGCTGTTACCAGTTGAAGGCAAGGCAGCTACATTTGCTACTGATGCTTTAACATTAATAGATGTTCCTTGAGGACCTGTTGGGCCCGCTGGGCCTTGAGGTCCAGTTTCGCCTTGTGGTCCTTGAGCACCAGTTGTAATTCTTTGGAGGTTCCAAGCAATTCCATCCCAAATCCATGTGCTTCCACCAGCAGTAAAGGATTGATTTACTGTTGGACTATTTGGAAAGTCTATTGCCATTTTTTATTCTCCTTATTCAATAGCTGCTATTTGAGCTTGCTTTTCTGCAATTGCAGAGTTAAAATATTCAACAGCATCTGCTGTTGGTACTTCTTTAGCATTTTCAGCAGTAAGCTCAAGATCAAGCTGGTACAACTGATGTTCTAAATTTCTAATTGTAGCTTTTCTAATTTCTGCTTTTTCATCTTCTGTTATTACTGTATATTCTATCATTTTTTCTCCTTATTAAGCATTTGCGCCTTGCCCTGGATATCCATAATTATATGTGGCAGACGGGAATCCATTTGAGGAAGGCCCAAGCGGACTTACTAAAACTCCCATAAACGCTGGGGCAGCGGGATATTGAGTTGCGTTAATATTATAAGAAGTTCCTGTTGTAACAACCTCTGTTAATGGAATTGATCCTACATATTGATATTGAATATAATATTGTGCTGCACCGTATGAAGCATTCCAATTTAGAGTCCAGGTATTTGTTCCCGTGGATGTCTTTGTAAGTCCCGTAAGTGCACCTGGGCCCCATGTTCCAGTTTCAACATATGTATCTGTAGATCCTCTTGCATTTGTAGCAGTAACCTTGCATCTTAAATTATACGCAACATACGCACTAGATACAAACATTGAAGGACCTGTTACTCCTGTTGATGCCCAGCTTCCGCTACCGTCCCATTTTCTTGATTCCCAAGCATACGAATAAGATGTTGGAGAGCCTGACCAAGTACCGCTAGTGCATGTTACTGTTGATCCTGCCCCACCGAAATATGCTTGTGGAGTTGTTGTTGGTGCGGTAATCAGCGCAGGAAATTCTGGATAAAAAGCACTCCATGAAGATCCATTATAAACCCAGCCTTTTACAGCATTCGCCCACGAAGAACCCGTGTATATCTTTAATGAAGATACTGTGTTCCAAGTTGACGAATTAAATAGTTTTATTCCCATAATATTTTAGTACTGAATGTACAAATCTCCTGCCGCTGTTCCTGTAGGAAGAGATCCTGTATTGTTATAAAATATTTTATTTGAGTTTGCCGTATTGGTTCCATTTGAGTAAGCTGTTGTTGATACAGCAGCCCATGAAGTAGATGTACCATCTGTGCTTAAAAATCTTCCAGCGTTACCTGTCTGGGTTGGAAACGTTGCTCCAACTGCTCCTGTTGCACCCGTTGCACCTTGAATTCCTTGAATACCTTGCGGGCCAGTTAGGCCTGTTGCGCCTTGAATTCCTTGTGGACCTTGTGGGCCTGCTGGGCCAGTAGCGCCAGTTAGGCCTTGTGGACCTTGTGGCCCTGTAGGACCTGTTACGCCTGTTCTAACAACGTTCCACCGAGAACCATTCCATGTCCATGAGTTTGTGCCTACAGTAAATACTTGATTTAATGTGGGGGAGTTTGGAAAATCTATAGCTGCCATTACTATTCCCCTATCTCTGTAACTACTCTGGAGTTACATCTTTCTTCCGCTTCGTTAATAGAATCAATTTCTTCTTGAGTTAAATCTCTTTCAACTATTTGCTGTAACACAACATCGTATTCTGTTATTTTCATTTTATGATAGCCCCCATAGAGTCCAAGTTCCACCTGTCCAAGTTTCATTTACTACTTGGAAGTTTACTGAATTTATAGCTGATGATCCAGTATATGTTCCTGCGCCTCTTACTGTAATCATTGTTTGAGTTGTTCCGTATAAACTACCTTGTCCTAGTCCGCTAGAAATTAGTTCCCAATGTTTTGTTCCTGTGCTATTTGCATTTCTAATATGGAATTTTCCAGAGTTGTATCTAAAAGTTGTTATAGGGTTTGGCGGATTTAGATATACTGAGGCACCAGCACTTCCGCCATAAACCCAATCTCCTCCGCCTGTATAATTATTATTATCTCCGTTAACCTTAACAATCAAAGAGTTTCCAAGAACTCCGTTGTTTGAAGTACATGCAAGTCCAGTCCATTCAAGAATTAACTCTTTATATGCTCCCGCTAATCCTGTAAATGATGAAAAGAATCCTGAGCTTGATGTATAAGGAGTTCCAATTAAACTCCATGTTCCGCCGCTTGCTCCTGCTGGACCTGCTGGACCTGCTGGTCCTTGTGGGCCTGCTTGAGAATTTCCAAATTCAATCCATGATGAGTCATAATAAATATATGTAAGTCCATCATCTGAGTTATACCAAGCTTGTCCTTCTACTGGATTTGCAGGAGGTGTTGTTGCTACTACTGAGAATGTTGCTTGTGATCCCGCCTCACCTTGTGGCCCCTGTGGGCCTTGTGGGCCCTGTGGGCCAACGATCTGACCTGCAGAAGACCAAGATGAGCCGTTCCAAATATAAAGGTCTCCATCTGCATCAACAATTCTTGCATCGTTTACAGTATTTCCTGTTGAAGGCAATGCTGCTACAGTTAAAGAAGATGCTTTAAGATTTATAGATACACCTTGTGGTCCTTGTAATCCTTGTGGACCTTGAGGCCCAGTTGCACCTGCGGGGCCAGATAAAGAT